ATCAGATAGTCCGATGACAAAAGTAGATAGATCTACATATGCAGGATTCTCAAACAAATTATCTAAAGGAACACCTAATCAGTATTGGGTAGAAAGATTTATAGATAAAGTTACAATACATATCTATCCAACACCAGATTCAACTAATGCATCTAAAGACATGCATTTCTTTTTTATAAAAAGAATACAAGACGTTGGGGATTATACAAACGCAACCGATGTACCATTTAGGTTCGTGCCTTGTATGGTATCAGGACTCGCATATTATCTAGCACAAAAATATCAACCGCAACTCATACAAGCTACAAAATTAGCTTATGAAGATGAGTTTGCAAGAGCATTAGCAGAGGACGGATCAGCTTCAAGCACACACATTACGCCTAAAGCTTATTATCCGGGAACATAATGGCAAAGTACGCAACAGGAAAATACGCACGAGCAATATCAGATAGATCCGGTATGGAGTTTCCATATAAAGAAATGGTCAGAGAATGGAATGGTGCGTTTGTGCATGTATCTGAATTTGAACCTAAGCAACCACAATTAGAACCAAAACCTATGAACGGTGATTCTATATCTCTAAGACATGTACGACCTGATAGAATAGAAACTGCTGTTCCTAAATTGTTACCACTAAATGCATTTACAACGACAGATGGATCTGCAACAATTAGTGTTAATGAACCAGATCACGGTAGATCGACAGGTGACACTGTTAGATTTAGAAGCGCTGAGGTAGTTGGTGGTGTTGCTGCAGCAACAATAAATCTAGCTGCGGGATACACGATTACAAAGACAGATGCTGATAATTATACCTTTGCAACTGGCACAACATCTAGTATAACTGAGACAGGAGGAGGTGGTTCTGCATCAGCAGGACCTGTAACGGTAACGGCATGATTAAAAAAATTAAAAATTTTATTTGTAATTTATTTGGTATTAAACAGTGCGCGTGTCCAGAAGATATGGATGAACATGCAGAACTGTATTTAAAAACACCAGAGCCAGATGTTCCAGTGCACGAGGAAAAACAAAAACACTGTTCAGGACATACTAGATTTAGAAAATCCTGTCCTCTTTGTCAGGAGTTAGTAGCATAATGGCTGGATTAAGTGCATCAGGATTAAAAACACAGATCAGAAGTTATACTGAGACTGATTCGAATGTCTTAACAGACGCCGTTTTAGAGAATATAATTTTAAATGCACAGTATAGAATATTTAGAGATGTGCCTATAGATGCGGATAGAAAGCAACAGATAGGTAATCTGGTAGCAGGACAAGAGTCAATTAATGCACCTGCAGGGTGTGTATTTATAAGAGCGATACAGGTATATGATTCGACATCTGCCACGACAGGAGCAAATGTATTTTTAGAAAAAAAAGATGTGTCATATCTTCAAGAATACGTATCTTCAACAGAATCGGCCAAAAGAGGTCAACCTAAATATTACGCTATGTTTGGTGGTGCTACGGGTGAGTCTGACACTACATCTGGTAGAATGATGTTTGCGCCGGTCCCTGATACAACATATAAATTTAGGGTGCATTTTAATGCGGCTCCTGCATTATTAGAGGGAGCAGATGGAACTAATTACATTAGTCTTAACTTTCCAAATGGACTGTTATATTGCTGTCTATCAGAGGCATATGGATTTTTAAAAGGTCCGATAGATATGTTGACTTTGTATGAAAATAAATATAAACAAGAGGTACAGAAGTTTGCTAACGAGCAAGTTGGTAGAAGACGAAGAGATGACTACACTGATGGCGCTGTTCGTATTCCAGTAACCTCGGCAAACCCATAGGAGATTGAAGCATGGCAATAACATCGGCAATTTGTACAAGTTTTAAAGTAGAACTTTTAAAAGGAGTTCATGATTTTACAGCTACAACTGGTAATACTTTTAAAATAGCTTTATATACTAGCTCTGCAACTTTGGGTGCTAGCACAACTGCTTTTTCAGCAACTAATGAAATAACTAATTCATCTGGTACTGCTTATACTTCTGGTGGAGCATCGCTAACAAGTATTACACCAACGACTGACAGTACAACTGCAGTCTGTGATTTTACAGATGTTAGTTTTACATCCGCTTCTTTCACAGCAAATGGTGCTTTAATTTACAATAGCTCTGCATCAGGTAATCCTGCGTGTGCGGTAATCGCATTTGGTGCCGATAAAACTGTAACAAGCGGAACTTTTACAATTCAATTCCCAACAGCAGACGCATCTAACGCTATTATCAGGATAGCATAAGGAGGGACTCCTTATGTCAGAAACATCAATCTGGGGTGGAGATGATCCTCTTGTAGCATGGAATCAAAACTCATGGCAGTCTAATCAAGCAATTGTTCAATTAACCGGTGTATCAGCAACAACATCAGTTGGAAGTGTAGAGTCTTTTCCTGAACAAGGTTGGGGCTCTGATAGTTGGGGTTTTGAAAACTGGGGTGAAAGTAGTTTAGATGTATTAATAGACACCGCTGGTGTTGCAACAACAGCAGTTGGTTCTGTAACCGTATCAGCAGAAATAAATTCAGGTTGGGGTAGACAAGCTTGGAATGCTAACTCTTGGGGTATTCAAGGGACTGTATTACTTGATGGTCAATCAGCAACAACAAGTGTGGGTTCTATATCTCCTGCTGATGTAATGGGAGTTACTGGAGTCTCTGCAACTGTAAGTCTTGGAACTCCGACGATAATTGGTAATGTGACTGTTGTACCAACAGGAATCGCTGGAACAACATCAGTTGGGTCTTTAACTCCTGCAGATGTAATGGGGGTAACAGGTCAAGCTGCGACTTTATCTGTAGGATCTATAACACCTGCGGATGTAATAGGAGTTACGGGAGTATCAGCAACAGTTAGCGTTGGTGATGTTGGTATCTCATCAAACCCTATTATAATTCCAACAGGTCTATCAATGACATCTTCAGTAGGTGGTTTATCGCCTGCTGATGTAATGGGTTTAACTGGATTTTCAGTGACCTCTTCTGTAGGATCTTTAAGTCCTGCTGATGTTATGGGATTAACGGGTCAATCTGCTACAGCTTCAGTTGCTATCTTTGGATCTTCAACAGGTTTTGGAATTCAAGGATATTCAAGCGTTGACACGGGTTCAAATTCTTCGTATACAGATGTTGCAACTGGATCAAATACAAGTTATAGTGACGCTGCATAGGAGATAAAATATGGCATCAACATTTAGCCCTTTGGGTATAGAACTTCAAGCAACCGGTGAAAATGCTGGTACATGGGGAACAAAAACTAATACAAATTTAGAATTAGTAGAACAAATTTCTGGTGGATTTGTACAAAAATCTATAGCTGGTGGTGCACAAACCACAGCTTTATCAGTCTCAGATGGAGCAACTGGTGCAGAACTTGCACACAGAATGATAGAATTTACAGGAACTATTTCTGGAAATCAAATCGTAACTATTCCAAACGATGTTCAAACATTTTATTTTTTAAGAAATTCAACATCTGGATCTCACACAGTACAATTTAAATACGCAACTGGTTCAGGTGATTCACTCACGTTTTCAGCAACAGACAAAGGTGATAAATTAGTATTCGCATCAGCTAATCCTGATGCAACAAATCCAAAAATTTTAACTATCGCTACTGGTCTTACAGATGTGGTTTCTGATACATCTCCACAACTAGGTGGTGATTTAGATGTTAATGGAAATGATATCGTATCGACTTCTAATGCAGATATTGATATTGTACCTAATGGAACTGGAGATGTTGTTCTTGGAGCAGACACAGTAAAAGTTGGAGATAGTGGGGCAGCTGCTACTTTAACGTCAAATGGAGCTGGAGCGCTAACTGTAACCACAGGCGGTGCAGCAGATTTAATTTTAAACACAAATAGTGGGACAAATGCAGGAACTGTTACTCTTACAGATGCAGCAAATGGAGATATAACTATAGCTCCAAATGGCACTGGTAGAACAAAAGTAACTAATGCATCGCCAGGAACTAGTTCTACTCAAGTTGTAACTACTGATGGAAAAGGTATTGTCTTTTCCATGGTTTTCGGATATTAATCTAGAAGGAGAATAAAAAATGGCAACACCAAATCTTGTAAATATAGCAACGATCACACCTAAAAATGCTATGGGTAGTTTATCTGACACAAACAGAACTACTATGATTGATGTCCCTGCAGAGACTGCAGTAAGAATTGATTCGATATTATTAGCAAACATTGATGGAACTAACGCTGTTGATGCAACAGTAGAGATTAGTAATGACAATGGTTCAACTTTTTTTGCAATCGCAAGCACAATCTCTGTGCCTGCAGATTCAACTTTAGATTTAATTGCAAGACCTATCTATTTAGATGAAACAGATATAATTTCCGTTACAGCTGGTGCTGCTAACGATTTAGCTTTTCACGTTTCTTATGTAGAGATGGTTGATTAATAAATTTTAAGGAGGAAAGAAAATAATGCCAAGAATTATAAAATCAGCAAAAGGAACTTTCAACTCAGCAACCGTGACTGTAGACTCATCAGGAAGAGTTATAGCTGGTGAATCTGGATCAGGCGGAGCTGTTATGACTCCAAAACTTTATGCGACAGGACCTGCTTCAGGAACATACAATTCAAATGGAAATCAAATAATTGCTTACGCTGCTTCGGGAGGAGGCGGTGGAGGAGGGACATCTAGAGACCCAGGTAACCCAAATGCAAATAACCCATCTGGAAGAGCTGGAGCTGGAGGTTTTGGAGTTGTGGGAATATTTACATCAGACATTACCCCTCCTTTTTCACAACCTTACGCTGTAGGTGCACCAGGAACTGCTGGTGGTAATGCTCACGGTAATTCATCTAATAATGGTGGTGCAGGTGGAACAACCAGTATAGCAAATTTATTTTCTCTAAACGGAGGAAATGCAGGAAATAAAACTAATACAACACAAGGTGGAAACCCTGGAAATCCAGGAACTATTGGAAGTGGAACATTTATTGCACAGGTAACAACTTTAAATGCTTCTAATCAACGTGCTGGAGGAAGTTCTCCAACATCCGATACCTCCGTGGGTCAAATTGGAAATCCTAATGATATTAGCACACAAAGAGAAGGTTTCATGTTTTCTGCGAATGTTTTTGGCACTGGTGGTATTGGTGCTCACCAATTCTCAGGATCAACAACACAAGTCGGTTCTCAGTCAGGAAAGAAAGGTGCATTATTAGTTTTTGATAATGGAAGTTAATAATTAAAATGGCAAAATATTTACTTTTTAAAGACACTTTATTTTACAGGTTAGCTTCTAATGAGGCCACAAAAGATCATTGGATGGCATCACCAACTATATATGCAAAAGAGGTTAGTGATGACGATTTTCATAAGGTTGCTCGTTATTTAAAATTTGCTACTTTTAATCCTGATACACAAGAGATATCTTATGAGGATAAAGTTGTAGAGGCAATAACAGATCCAGCGATTGCAAAAGACTCGTTATCATCAAGAGTAGATGAGTTAATAGCTGCTTTTAGAGACAAAGCACAAGAACATATTAATACAGATCCTAAAGTTCAAAATATGATTACATTTTTAGAGGGAATAGATAGAGATGCAGTAGAGTCTTTTCCAGAAAATTATTCAGTAGACGATTATATTTATAATCTTCCTGGTTGTCCTGAATTGTATACTGAAGAAATGCATTACTAGTTTACTTTTTTAGAAAGTAATATATATTTAGGTTATGAAATTAGAAAGTTATATTAAGGTGTATGATAATGTTATATCTCCAAAAATTATAAGTTCGATTATTAAATATTCAATGACTCAAGATTTTAAAGAAGCTGGAGTTGGTAACAATAATAATATAAATAAAAATAAAAGAGACGTAAAAGCATATTCTTTAATGGATTGGGAATGTGGTTCTAAAACTAAAATACATTGGTGTAATTACCTATTGTCTGTTATTAGAAATTATTATCATTCTTATGAAAAAGAATTTGCTAACAGTTATGGAACATGTTTAAATTCTATAAGAACTTTAGAAGTTTTAAAATATGAAATTGGTGGTCATTATAAACCACATGTAGATCATTTTGAAGGATTCCCCAGAGTTTTATCTGCTATATTATTATTAAATGATGATTATGAAGGTGGTGAATTAGAATTTTCTGATCCAACAACATCAAAACTTTCTGTAAGAGTAGAATCACAATCAGGCAGATTAATAATTTGGCCAAGTTGTTTTTTATATCCGCACGGGGTGAAACCAATTACAAAAGGAACAAGGTATTCAATAGTATCATGGGCATCATAAGAAAAAATTTTAGATATAAATTAATAAAAAATTTTCTTTCAAAAAAAGAACTTGAGATAGGTTCACATTATTTTCATTTAATGCACAAAAGAAATGAAACTAATTTTGATCAAATACAGGGTAGCAACTGTGATTCTATATTTAATAATGATTGTTTTACGGATACTCTCTTAATACAAAAGAAAAAAATAATGGAAAAAGAAACAGGTTTAAAACTTTTTCCAACTTATGGATTTACAAGATTTTACACTTACAATTCTGACTTAGAAAAACATAAAGATAGACCAGAGTGTGAAATATCCGTCTCTACTATGTGGGATAGTGATGGCACTGAATGGCCTTTATATATTGAAGGAAAAGCTATTGAAATGAATAAAGGGGATGCTGTAATTTATCTTGGATGCGAAGATAAACATTGGAGAGAGGTTTTTACAGGAGACTATCATTTACAAACTTTTTTTCATTATGTTGACCAAAATGGTCCTTTTAAAGACCATAAATATGACAAAATTAAATTTCCACATCGTGAATATATGAAGTATAACCCAGAGGTATAGAATGAAAAAAGAAAAAAAGATTAAACAACATATAAATTTAAAAGACTCCATTGCTGTATATGATGGTTTTATAGATTCAAAATTATGTAAAACTTTAATAGGCATTTTTGAAAAACAAAAAGAAATGTTAGGCTTTAATAGAATTCAAGGAGAGGGTGCATTTGCAGGCCATAAAAAAGACGAGTCAGTAAGTTATAGTAAACATAATAATTGGCCAGAAGAAATAGAAGAGTTATGTGGTAAAGTAAGACAATTGTTAGATGTCTATATTCAAAAAACAGACTGTCTTAGTGTTTCAGGTATAAAAGAACTTCATTTTACTAATGTAAAAATTCAAAAAACACAACCTGGTGGAGGTTATCACGTATGGCACACAGAGAGAAGTTATTTTAATATGGGTTGTAACAGAGCTTTAGTGTGGACTGTATATTTAAATGATGTTAAAAAGGGAGGAGAGACAGAATTTTTAAATCAAAATCAAAGAGTGCCTGCAAAAACAGGACGTGCATGTATTTTTCCAGCTGACTTCCCTTATGTTCATAGAGGAAATCCCCCTTTAGGCGAAGATAAATACATAGTAACATCTTGGTTTTTAGGGACATAATATGGATTTTAAATTTACAGAAGAGAATCTAAAATTAAAGTTTACTTGGAAAGAGATACTTCTTATAATCATAAGAAGAGGTCATTACGTTTTAAACAGAAAATCTTGTTATGAATTTATGACTGTTTTAACTGGTGTTATTCGAAAAGCCATAGATAAATATGGGGGAGCTGAAGAGCATGGGGTCCTTCTCGATAAAGATCGTCCTGATCAATACGAAAAATAGAACCTTTCAAACCTTTAAAATCTGTGATATTACGTATAACATTACAAAAAAAGGACTCTTATGCTACAAAAGATAGGTTTTCAGCCAGGTATAAATAAACAGATCACACCCACAGGAGCAGAGGGTCAGTGGATAGATTGTGACAATGTTAGATTTAGATATGGCACACCTGAAAAAATAGGTGGCTGGAACCAATTAGGTGGGACAGGGTCTAACGAATTAACAGGTGCGGGCAGAGGACTGCACCAATTTATAAATAGTTTATCTAGAAAATATTCTATCATAGGAACTAATAGAATATTATACGCTTTTTCTGGAGGTGTGTTTTATGACATACATCCAATTAAATCCACAACGACATTAACAAGTGCGTTTACCACGACTAACGGATCACCAACTGTTACGATAACTTTCAGCACATCTCACGGTATTAATCCTCAAGATATAATATTATTAGATAATTTTTCTACTATTACTGATTCAGATTTTAGTTCTTCCGATTTTGATGATAAAAAATTTATGGTTACCACAGTTCCAAATGCAACAACTATTACAATCACGATGCCATCAAATGAATCAGGATCTGGCGCAACAACATCAGGTGGTATTAGAGTACAGCATTATTATCCTGTGGGACCAGCGGTGCAAGCAAAAGGATTTGGTTGGGGCCTAGGATCTTGGGGCGGTGAAGATACCTCTGCTTTAACAACAACTTTAAATGGAGCGTTATTGGATGATACCGCAGGAACAGGTGGATCAGGAACATCTATAACTTTAACTGATGCCTCACAGTTTCCAAGTTCAGGTACAAACTTTATTCAGGTTGGGAATGAGGAAATCTCTTACACAGGTATTACAGGAAATACGTTAACTGGTATTACAAGAGCTGTTAGAAACTCTACAAGATCAGCACACAGTGATGGTGCTACAGTTACAAACTCGTCAGACTTTGTTGCGTGGGGTGAGGCAGCGTCAGGTGACTTAGTATTAGAACCAGGTATGTGGTCTATAGATAACTTTGGTGATAAAGCGATATGTTTAATTCATGATAGTGCAGTTTTCTCATGGGACTCTAGTTTATCAAATGCCACTGAAACAAGAGCTGCAATCATAACTGGTGCACCTACGGCATCAAGACATATGGTCGTATCAACACCGGATCGTCACTTAGTGTTTTATGGAACAGAGACAACTATCGGAGATGTATCAACACAGGATGATATGTTTATTAGATTCTCTGACCAAGAGGATATAAATACGTATACACCAACAGCAACCAATACAGCTGGCACACAAAGACTTGCTGACGGATCACAGATCAGAGGAGCGATCAGAGGTAGAGATGCTTTATATGTATGGACTGATACCGCACTATTTACACAACGTTTTGTTGGATCGCCATTTACATTTGCATTCGCACAGGTTGGAACCAACTGCGGACTCGTTGGACAGAATGCATGTGTTGAGGTTGATGGTGCTGCATACTGGATGTCAGAGAATGGTTTTTTTAGATACGCTGGTAAATTAGAATCTTTACCATGTTTGGTAGAGGATTTTGTTTATGACGATATAAATCTAGATTCGGGTAATCAGATGGTATCTGCTGGATTAAATAATCTATTTGGTGAGGTCATGTGGTTCTATCCAGAATCTAACTCCTCAGTGGTAAATAGAATGGTATCATATAATTATTTTGATTCATCACCACAAAGACCAGTATGGACAGTTGGTAGTTTAGCAAGAACGATGTGGAGAGACTCTGCAGTATTTGGTAAACCACACGCTTTAGAATACGATGCGTCCACCGATACATCTTTTGATGTGGTTGGAAATACAGAGGGCAGAACAAGTTACTATGAACATGAGACAGGAACAGATCAAAATAGAAACGGAACTATCACGGCGATTACTGCAAGTATTACATCTGGAGATTTTGATATTACAGCTCAAAGAACTGCACAAGGACAACAGACCGGTGTCGCAACATTTAGAGGAGATGGTGAGTTTATAATGAAGATAAGAAGATTTATACCTGACTTTATATCACAAACAGGAACAACCAGAGTCACATTAAATCTAAGAAATTTTCCAAACGATACAGCAGCAAGCTCATCACTAGGACCATTTGATATAACGTCTTCTACACAAAAAGTAGATACACGTGCTAGGGCAAGAGCTATTGCATTAAAAGTAGAAAACACATCAACTAGTCAAAACTGGAAGTTAGGGACTTTTAGATTAGATACACAACCGGATGGACGTAGATAATGGCAAAGATAGTGCAGGTATTAACAAGAGCTAGTGAACAATATGATTTAACTGTAGCTGAGTCACAGGTTAGAGATCTTGATGCGATCGTAGAAAAATTAAATACTACATTTCAAGAAGAACTAAAACAGGAGGTAGAAGCGTTTAACTTCTTTTTAAATTAATGGCTAATAGTTTTAAAAATAAAAAAGTAGATCTAACAACAACTGATCTTACAACATTATATACGGTGCCAACTGCAACAACTACTGTGGTTAAATCTATATTAGTATCAAACGATGCAGGATCTAGTTGTAATCTAGATGTAACGTTAGTGGATGCATCCTCTAATATATTTAGTTTATTTAAAACTAAAGCAGTAGATACTAATACCACAACAGAACTTTTAACTCATCCTCTTGTAATGGAAGAGAGTGAGATACTTAAAGTACAAGCTTCTGACGCGAACGAGCTGCACGTCATAGCTTCAATATTAGAGATACAGCCGCGAGAGGTAACAACATAATGATAGAACTACAACCAGATAAGATAATAGAGAAGATAACAAATAAGAAAACAGGTGAGAAATATAAGAATGACAAAGAGTGGAAAGACAAGGGTATATCGCCAGAGGACATCAGAAGAGATGTAACTGTCATAATGCCAAGTCTTGATTTATTAGGAGAAACAAAATAGAATAGAACGATGGCCATAACTAGAACTCAAATAGCAAGACAACTTTTACAATTCGGTGGTGGTGCCGATATGGGCGCAGAAAGAGGACCTGAAACAGGAAGAGAAGCTGGACCAGTTGGTGGTGGCCCAGGTGTGACAGGTGAGGGTCCAAGAGGAGATGGACCAGCAACAGGTGCACCATCTTTAGGATTAATTGATGAGATTAGAAGAGAACAATTAGAAAAAGCTCCTGATGTTGTAAGAGAATCAAAATTTGATTTTTTAGATTTTGTGCCAGGTATTGGATTAGTTAGAAAACTTGCTGATATTTTACCTTCAGGTGGAAAACCTTTTCCAACACCTATTGGTGATGGAGGTAGTCAAGTATCTCCAAGAATAACTAATATACCACTTTATTTACAAAAAGGTTTTAATACTGAAGAAGAGTATCTTAAATCTTTAGAGGATGAAGAGGAAGATCCAAAAGGATTAGAGGCTTTAAGATTAGCATTTAAAGCTGATGGTGGACCAATAGGCGGAGAGTATGATTTTGAATCTGCAAGACAGATGTATGGTCTAGGTAAACTTGTTAAGAAAGTTACAAGAACAGTTAAGAAGATTGCAAAATCACCGGTGGGTAAAATAGCTATTGGTGCAGCAATATTAGGAACACCATTTGGTGCAGGTGCAAAAAACTCAGGATTTTTTGGTGAAAAAAGTTTATTTGGTAGAGGTTTAGGTTTTTTTAACAAAAAGTCTCCTATAAAATTAGCATCTAGTGTAGCAGATAGATTACAATTTGCTGCAGAAAGAGCAACGGCAGGGGAAGGAAAAAGTTTATTTGATATGTTAGGTGGTAAAGCAGGACTTGGTATAGTGGGAGTATCAGCATTAGCAGGTGCATTAACACCAGAGGAAGAAAAACAGATACAACTAACTTCTGATAATACAGGTATAGATCCTGATGCTATCAGAGAAGCTTATCTGTCAAGCGATCAATATAGAGCAAGAGCATTTAGAGCTGAAGGTGGTTCTATGAAAGAACCAGTAGCTAAAAAGACTATGCCATTACTAGATCTAGATGGCAAAGAGATGGATTTAAGAGCTGAAGGTGGTTTTGTACCATTAGGTAGAATGGAGAAGGCAGACGATGTGCCTGCAAGATTGTCTAAGAATGAGTTTGTATTTACGGCGGATGCTGTTAGAAATGCAGGCGATGGAAATGTGGACAAAGGCGCAGAAGTCATGTATAACATGATGAAGAACCTCGAGGCCGGGGGTGACGTATCTGAGGAATCGCAAGGCCTAGAAGGCGCACGTAGAATGTTTCAAACATCAAAAAGATTAGAGGAAGTATTATAATGGCTGTTCAAACTGTACAACAATTACCACCACAATTTGTTCAAGATCTAGGAGAAGATCTTGCAAAACAGGTTATAGCCCAATCAGCTGTTCCTGTCGTATCAACTGGTATAGCTGGTATCACACAACAGGCAGGAGAATCAGCAGACGATTTTGCAGCAAGACAAAAGGCAGCTAGAGAATTTACAACTAGACAACAGAGTCTAGCAGGACTTGCACCAACAGTTGCAGGGCAAGATCCATTACAGCAACAGGCACAACAGGTTGCACAGGCAGGTATAGGTTCTTTTCAACCATTCTTAGATAGAGCAAAGACACAGACACAATTAGCTGCAGGATTAGGGACACAGGCCCTTGGACAATTAGGAGGAGTAGAAACAGGAGCAACAGCTTTTCAACAAGGTGTACAAGATTTTATGTCACCATTTCAAGCACAGGTGATTGACGCAACACTCGCAGAATTTGATCGTAGCAAAGAGATACAAGAACAACAGATCAGAGATCAGCAGGCAAAATTGGGTGTGCTCGGCGCTGGCCGAGCGGGCGTACAACTCGCCGAGTTTGGTACGGGGGCGGCAAGAGAACGTGCATTATTACAAGCAGGACTCTTGCAACAAGGTTTTGGTCAGGCACAGGCCGCAAGACAACAGGATATAGCAAATAGATTTGGTTTAGCGCAAGCAACACAAAATCTAGGAGGATTTCAACGTGGACTAGCTGGATTAGAAGCGTCATTAGGACAAGCACAACAAGCAGGCACAGGCAGAGACGTAGCACAACTTGGAACATTGGGCGCATTGAACCAAGCACAGGCACAAGCACAGGCTGATGCGCAGAGAGAAGCAGCAAGACAAGCAACGTTCTTACCACAACAACAGTTGGATAGATTCGCAGGTCAGATAACAGGAATCATGGGAGGATACCCTGGAGCAACAACACAGACAGCGATACCTAATCCTACACCATTACAGACAGCTCTTGGAGTAGGTACAACGCTAGCTGGTATCTATGGTGGATTTACAAATCCTACAAAAACAGATTTTGGACAGTTTGTTGCTGGCGGTATAAAAGGACTAGCATAATGAATAGAATATTAAAAAGACCAATGTTTAGAATGGGAGGTTCGTCAGGAACCGGTATCACATCAGGACTTGATAGAACAGGTTACGCTGGTAAAGAACCAACATTTAAAGAATATTTAGAAGGATTAAATCAAGAACAGAAACAAATGCAAAGGGATAATTTATTCAAAAACTATCAAGAATTTTTAAGAAGAAGACAGGTTGCAGAACAAAAAACTATGGCAGCTGATGGTGGTAGAATAGGTTATGCAAATGGGTCACCTAATTTTATGTCAGGTGGCTTTCCTGGTTTCTTGACTGGTCTTGGTTTAAATCTTTTGTCAACACCACCACAAGGTAATATATTTGCGACCGTAGGTAAAGCTGCACAAGACCCATTCGCAAGATTACAGGCAAGTCAGGCAGCAGCCATGAAGACAGCAAGTGACAGAGCATTTGCAAGAGAATTATCAGAAGAAGAAAGAGAGT